TCTCTATACCTTTCTTGGTAGAAGCTAGTTTCTGTCTTAATGCTCTATTACCAGTAGTATTCTGAATAGAACCCTCTGTCAGAAACTTGTATAGTGGTCCTCTAGCTCTTACTATTGCTGTACGAATTGGAGACATTACTTCTTCGGCCTGCTTCATAGTCGGAGCAGTCGTAATTTGGTGTGTGGTGGCAGTATTGACGTTTAGGAAGTAGTTTTGTATCAGCGAGCCGTACATGGACTTCGCTGCCCCCCTGGCGACGATTAGGTATTGCTTGTTTACTAGGCGCCGCTTAAGCCTCTTCCGTACATACTTACCTCCACGATTGTTGGCTGATGGGACAAACACCGATCTCTCTACAAAGTAGTACCAACCGAAGATTTGTTCCGCCCATAGCTTAAAGCTTGGTAACAAAGTTAGATCGCTACCATCTGTTAACGTTAATTCTGCTTCACAAAAGCGAATGAAACCGTTAATAGCTTCGCTATCATAGTAAATTCCTGGATTCTCGATTAACTTATCGATCCTGTTCATCTCTAACGAAATCTGTCTGCATACAGGTATGTCTCCAGCAAGTACTTGTTCGCGGAATTCTCCATAATACTTTGGAACTGCTTTGTTTGAGAAGACCATAAGTTTATCCTTGTTCTAATTTTAATGCGGCATACCCTTAACGCCATAATGCTTTATAAGTTTTTCTGGCATGCTAACTACCTCCCAAAATCTTCTTAGCATAATTGCTAGCTGCCTGACTAATTGCATTAGATACAACCTGCTTTGCGATGCCACCCGCCATTCCCCCAATAAGTTTTTTAGCCTTAGCTCCTGCAGAAGGATTTAAAGAGGCGTACTTTTTTTCTAAATCTAATCTAGCATTGACTTTTTTAAGTTCTTCGTTAGACATTTCGAATACTTTTTTCTTTTTAATCCGCGCTGCTTCTGCGGATTCGGCACTTCTGGAACGTTTTTTCCTTACCCCCCACCTCATTCCTTTAACTCCATAGTGCTCCAGCGCCGCTTGACCTTGTTCTGCTAATTTTTTATTCATATAATTACTCCGCTGGTACAAAGTCAGGATCAACTTCCACCATCAAACGAAATCCAAGTTCATCTAGCTGTCTAGAAAATGATTCCATAAGAAATGAAGTTCCTGGTGGATCAAATTCTAATCTAGTTTTTAGAATTACATAAGACTTTACAGCTTCGATATTAGAAACACTATTAAATAATTCTGTCCAAGTTGCAGTATCATCTGAAATATAGAATCCTCCATCTGGACCAATTCCTAATTGGCTTACAGCCATCAACGCTGAGTTGATTGCAACTATTAATTCTGCATCGAATTCTGTAAAATCGGGTAAGATCCCTAACGATGTACGAACTGTCTTTAAGATACTAGTTTCCATAATTTCTCCTTTAACGCCAGGGCACAGTATCTCCTGGACGTCGTACAACTAAAGGTTTTGGTAATAAACTTTCATCGCCATAATGTATTGCCATATGGGTGTTATGACTCGTGCAAATCAAATATGTAGGATCAAACATCATTGGATCTTGATGCTCGATCATCTCCATTGTAATTGGATTCATATGATGCACAACTATCTGGTTAACTACATCATAACCAGGAATACCAAGATCGCAACCGTCATCTCGTATAATGACTTGGTCTCTAACACTTTGCCAAGCGGCAGAGTGATACAAAACCTGATTGAGATAACGGTCACGACCAAAGGTACTCTCTCCCACTACACCGCGTAAGCGAAGATAGTCGTATCTCCCCTTGAAAGTTTTAATTTTACGCAACTCTCTGTAAGTTCTAATCATCAATGTCACCACCTTCCGATTCTTGACCTTGATAAGAGCGCATTGCGTCAAGTGCTTCTTTGTATAACTCCTCTATTCGCTTTGTAGAAGCGAGCGCTTCTGTCTTTGCTTTGAGTAGTTCGTTTTCTTGAGAGAGTTTTTCCATCTCAAGCTTCGCTCTCATAGTCCCTAGTTTAAGAAAGTGAGTGATTACCTGTGAAGATGCAGTCCCAGCAGAGAGTTGTTCTGCGGCCAAGTCGACAGCCATACCGATTAACTCGGTTTCTCTGGCTTCAACAGTTCTAGCGGGGGCACCCCGTTTAGTTGGCCTTGTACTTTTTCTCTTGGGTGCTGCCATTTAATCTCCTTTACTACAATTCAGGAAATAGTTCTGGATGAGCTTTGACAAGTCTGTCTACTTTTTCCTCAAGTGGTATAATAACAGGATCTTTAATATCAAAAATTTCAGTAAGAGTTAAAGCCGTTTCCCATAAAGGCTGCTTAACGGCACTATCAATAACCCACCAAGAAAGTCCTGGAATATCATACTCACTCTTTGCTTCATCAGCAAAAGCTAATATCCCTTCTGGATCGGCTTCTCCACCATCACCATTATAAACTCTACCTGTTGGAATAATTGGTTTCTTCCAAAACGTTTCCCAAATCTTCATGCTTCGATGTAAATATGAACGTGCCGCGGTTCCACCTTTACCTTGCCAATACATCATTGGTAGGCCAACATCTACATACTCTTGAAAGGCCATTGCAACTTTAATCGGATGCCATTGTCCTCCGTTAGGACTTAATGGTAATGCCCACCAACACAACCCCTGAGCCATGTCCGGAAAAGCCGATTTCATTCCACTAGACAAAAGTCTAGCGTTGGCAACCGCGTTCGTTCTATTATCAAAAGCACCTTCTACATCCCAAATATAACCATCCGGTTGAAATCTTGCTACTTGGCTTTTTGCAACGGTTAATTCCGCGGAAGAATTAGACCCATAAACAAAATGCCACAAATATACTTTCAATCCAGCAGCCTTTAACGCTTCAATAAGACTGTTCCTAATATTCTCTCCCCAAGTGGGCCAAGGACTCCACATACTTACTCTTTGTACTGCTGTTCCATTGGCGGCCTTTAAGTAAACGCCTTCAAAGTTGTGTTCTTTAAGCCACTTTACGAAGGCAATAGGATCACCTCCTCCGACCGCGGGGACATTATGGCTATAAATTGCCTTTCCATGTATCATTTGCTTCTCCTTTCTTTTGGATATTGAGCACTTTAGAAGAGAATCATTAGACTTTTCAAACCAGTAAAGGTCTCTTGAAAGGAGAAACGAGTGGAACCCGTAATTTTTTAGTCTAATGATTCTGTTCTAAAGTGCTCTATTAATTTATAATAAAGATGCAATCAATGCGTTTCTTGCGTCTTGAGTTAAAGAAACGAGCAAGGAACTATGCTCTGCTGGTAATTGATACCAATTATCTGCTGGTGGAACTGGATTCCCATCTGGATCTGTTTGCTGTGGTATTGTTTCCCAGAATATAGCTTTACCAGAGATCCAAGCATTACCTTCACTATCTATAATATCATACGTAATATTAACGCATTGACGAATTAAATCAACAGTCCACTCATAAATTCTAACATCATCTAAAATTATAGTTCTTGTCATGGTTTCTCCTAAAAGATTTCTCCCCAAATTTGAATCACCATATAAGCAGTTGATGAGTTACGAACATAAAAATTTCCACCCTTTGATGTTAACCACCACCAACCATACATTGATTCCCAACTCCCAACTGGATAACTAATTGCTATTGGCCAATCATACAAACTTAGATTTGTATTAATTCCCATATAACCAGCAGAAGAGGTTGCGTTGCCCATGATTCTTCCGTATAATCCACGCGCATTAGCACTATAACCAAAGTTAGCTCTAGTAAGAGTTCTACCCCCAGCACCAATAGCTGTGCCACCATCCCAAGCACCATAAGATAGAAAATTATCAAAGAGTCTTACAATTCCTCCTTGTACTCCTGCAACTTTGTAACTTAATGCCGCATCAACATAACTCGATGTATCTAAATATCCACTCGTTGCAAAGTTAGCGTTATCACGATAAAGATCTGAGGCGTGATAACCATCAACAGTATCTGAATCTCCTACTTGAACTGGTGCATGATAAGTATCTCCATTATAACCCTTAAGTTCCCAATATGTTCCATCCCATGCTGTTTGAAGATTGTATCCGTTATCTGAATCTCTTCTATAAATTCTATCAACGCCGGGACGAGAAGCGGAAAGTCTTTGTAAATATTCTGCTGCTGCAACATTGCCAAGTTTACTAGAATCGGCAACTGGAGTTGTAGCAGGATATGTTGCTGGTTTACCACTAACTCCAGTCCATGGAACTGCATCTGCGTTTACCGCAGAATTAACTTTGCCATCATCATTAGTATCATAGACCGATTTTAACATGTCACCAACGCCCATAGTATCAATAAGATCTATGTACTTGTTTTCATCTGGCTCTTTGCCATCTTCGAAATATGACTTGAGTGTGGGTTTACTGACAACAGCCATAAAGACCTCCTTGAAATGTATAAGTTTTGGGGGCGTAGCACCTAAAAGACGACGATGATTTGGATGATTGATCGCCTTAAAAGGACTTCTACGCCCCCGGAACCTAAGCGTGTTTTAGCAAATATAACCCCCGGGGAATTTTTTGGGAGCCGGGCGATGCATAGGGGGGGTATCTAATGCGAGGCCCCCCCTACCGTTGAACTATCTCAACTGTAGGGAAGGTCGTCGACTTTGAACGGTCTTTAAAGTTTTCTTTTGTTACGGCAACGTAAATTCCTAAAACGTTGAGGGCTAGTATTTCATCAATGGCTTCATTAATGGCCCGAGTCTCTTGAAATTCTGTTAATTCATGTGAACTTTTTACAATTCTTGCTAAGTAAGAAAGAGTATTGTAACCTTTGCCGCGATCAAATGAAAGCCATTGCTCCCACTGTGTAAAAGGATTGAAAGGATTGTCAAGTGTTGTTAACATTCTTTCTTCATTAAGATTATTATCTATTTCGATAATAGTAATAGTGTCATCAGTAGCCATAGCTATCTCCTTATCCTTCAAGGGCGCTGGTCACTGTTGATACAGCCACCCCTAGAGCGCTTGCAATTTCGCTTGGCGTATATCCAGTTGCTGCCATAGTGCGGGCCCTAGTCATTTTGGTTGGGGTCATTACTGTTCTTTTACGGGGCAGGGCTCTTTCTTTTAGTTTAGCGGTATCCGAGTTACCCAGGATGTTACGTAAACGGGTGGGGGAGATGGCGCCAGATTGAATTGCTAACCACTCACGGTCTGTTATGTTTATACTGGGCTTCTTGGCACCGTATCTTGTTCTCGACTCCTCTAAAGCCTGAGCCTTAATCTTTTTAAGCTGGTCTCTTGTTAGTTGGGGGTTGTCCCTCTTCTTAGCTTGGTAGATCTTGTTCGCTGCGATCTGTGCCTTTCTTTCGTTGGGTGCATTTCTTTCAGCAGCGGCTAACTTCTTTGCTAATGCGCGGACCTCGGGGTTAAAAGTTTTTGCAGCCGAGGGAGAGTATGGTATGTCTTTAACAGTAAGCGACGCTTTCCTTGCTTTGTTTGCTAAAGCCTTTAGACTATTAGAATGATCAGCATACAAACTCTCCATCTTTGTGCCCGACGATAACTTATAAGCATCATCAACTTCTGCTAACTTAGTAGATCTTTCAGTTCTTTTAACTATCTTACCCTTTGCATTAACATAAGTTTCGCCTGTCTCTTCATAGATCTTCTTACCTGTCTTAGGATCTATGCGATAGTTTTGTTTTCTAACAGGCACTCTTACTGTTGACTTAGCTCGTGAGATTAGTGTTGCTGCCCCAGCAGTAGATCTACCTTGATACTTTTCTTTTAACTGACCTATACCATTGTCTAGGTATGATTGTCTGTAATTAAGATTGTGTTTCTCGGCATCTATAACTACCATTGAATGCCTGACTGCGCGCGCTATCTCATCTGGAGAAGCACCACGTATAGTCATGTCAGTTATTAGATTCGATACCTTACCCATCTCCATTTGTTTTCCATGAGGCGTCATCTTCTTCATGCCTTCATGTTCTGGGTAAGCCGCTCTAGGATCAAAGTTTTTTAATCCGTCCAGTGCTTTTGATGTTCTAATGCGACCAGTATTATTAGGTATAACTAATACAGTATCTCCATCAAAGTCTGCACCAGATAAGATGTTGGCTGTCTTGGGATTAATACCAACTGCATCTTTAGCATTACCTATTAATCCTTTAGCTTCTGCATTCCTATTATTTACTGTTAACGTTGGTATTTCAAACGTTCCACCATGTGGATGTCTGATCAATACTACTATTTCTCCATTATTATAATTAGGGGCATAGACTTCAGTTTCTTTAATAGAGTTAAATGGCAACAATACTTGATTCGCTTGTCTTGGTAATGCCGCAGCCTTTAAATGTACGGCCGCTGCATCGGCCTCATCAGCATAAACTTTTAATAAAGCCTTCTTTATTGTGGGATTTGTCAATGACATAATCTCATCAAGCTCATCTTGTTTAAGTTTATATGCTATGCCAAGTTGTTGTTTGGCAAGACCCGTTGATTGTTTAGAAAGTATTTGAGAAGAAAGGGTTCTTGACCAATCGGCCCAAGCACCTTCTTCTCCAGCACCGGGTTTAGCTCCAACCATATTTAATGCCGATAGTTGTTCTTTTCCATTGGCATCAATATAATGTTTCTGTCGAAGCGTTGACCCAAAGGGATTATCTGGATCATCGGACATCTCTTTATAAACTTTATCTACTGGTGTTCCTCTTTTTTTGGTGGTATTATAGACTATGTCATAACCGGGAGGAATATCATTAGAGTACATTGCCATACCCTTCATGTAATATTTCCCATCTACTCCAACTCGAACTTGAGCATAACTGGCATTGCCCATGTCCAAATCTTCTACACCCCTACGAAGTTCTATAACGCCATCTTTATTGCTGCCGCCTTCTTCGCCATAACGAATATAAACTCTATTCCCATCGACACTACGAATTGGCTCAAGCCCTAAGAAAGTACGTCCGCCATCTTCGGAATATTCATCAATTAAAGAAATTTTATCTCTATTTCTCGATAATTCGCCAAACGTAGTAT